ATATTCTAATTGAAATCCTTTAAGTGAATAAGGTGCTGATGTTCCACCATCGTTAACTCTAACGGCTACAGCAAAACCTGATCCTTCTACAGGCTGTCGAACTAATGGTTGTGAAGGACCACCATATGTTCCCGGAACAGACGATGTTGCTCCGTATGTAGATGTTCCGTATATAGCTTGAACATCAGTAGAATTTAAAGAATAAGCTGCAGGTCGTGCAGCATCTTTACTTTCATAATCGTATCTAACAAATAAATCTGCATCAATAGATGATTCAGGTGCGTAGTTAATAATAACTCGTTGCATGTTTTTACGTATTCCGGGATCATTCATTGTAAGGTCTGGACTACGATATCTCCCTAGTATAGCAGAACCATCAAAGTCATTACCTGATTCCTGCCTGTATATAAATCCGTCATCTGCTCCGTGTAGAGCTATAACATCTCCTGCTGATACAAATGTATCTGTGGCAGTAGGCTTTATACCTTGCATCTCCGAAAACTCAAATTGCTGACCTCTAAGAACACAGATAACACCTTTTGTTTTTGATTCTGCTAAACCACTCTTTGTAAAGAATATTCTGTATTGTGTTTTGTCAGGTATAACAAGAGATATAAAATTAGATGCGTTAGATAAGTTTGCATCAAACAAACTTTGCACGTTAGAACTTATTGTTCCCAATTCAACGTCACCAATTCTTGCAGTACCTGCAATGGTACGTAATCCGTCAGGACCTAAAAATATAAGGTCACCTGCAAATTCTTGAATGGTTGACCCATTTATGCACCCTATATTTCTTGTCACAGGTTTTACTGCAAAGTCAGATGAGGATGAACCTGTCACTTGGAATATTCTGTTTTCACAAAATATAAACAAACTATCACGGAATGTTTTAAGTCCTGTTACAGTGTCGTCAACTTTTATACTACCTGCACCAGAGCCACTACTAAACGCATCTTCATCGAATGGTTGGCTAAACACAACCTCTTGTGGTGTACTAGACTTGCCTGCATAGAACATGTGATTCTTAAATGCAACCACAAACTTAGAACCTGCTACTGCACTTTCGCTTACATCTGTTGCACTAAATGAAGAGTTAAATACAGTGGGTGCATTTGTTTGATCAACAACGATTAGCTTGTCGTTACCGTCAAAGTTAAATCTTTCAAAAGAGTATCGACTTGCATTGGTACGACCTGTATCTCGCTCTGTCCAACTTGATCCACCGGGAGTAGCTGTAAATATCTTCTCTCCACGTGCAGCAACAACGCTTGTTCCGAATGTTGTAACCATAAGTACTTCTTCTGTAGACGCACTTGTCTGTGGTACAATCGCAGTTACATATTTGCTAAAACCATTTATTCTTCTGTAGCCACCTTCAATGTCAGGTTCAAAGTTAAGAAGTTCAAGAGCTTGACCGGGTTTCATTATAAATGTAGATTGATTAAGAACTAACCCACCTTCACATACAAAGGGAAACGCACCTGTCTGACTTAGCTCTGGCATTACACGGCTCTCATGTATATCTGCTTATTGATTAACTCAACACGCATACGCTTAATTGTTTTTTCAAACTGCACTTGTGCAAGCTGTGCGTTTTGAACATCTCCACGCAGAGTATAAGCGTAATACTTTGCTCGTTCTATTATAACTGTTTCAAATCTGTCAGGTATAAGGGATGTATCTGTAGCACTGCTCAAAACTGTATGTGTAGCATAATAAAAGTATTTTACAGTATACGTACTTTTATCTGGAACTGCAGATAACCCTATACTTAAATCTGGGTTTTCGTATATAAATTCAGGTATAGCTCGTGAGTTACCTGTTGGGTCTGTATCTCTTTCATGATAGCTATCAAGGTACTCACTAAAACTTAAATAGTCTAATTTTACTTCTTTCTTATCCGATGCTTCAAGAAATGTAAAACTATCATAATCTACTGTTTTAGTGTTTGTTACACCTAAAGCTGAACGTGTATACAAACGTGTACCTGCAGTGGTAGTAAAAGTTTTAGATACAATAGTAAAGGGCCATTCGGTATCTGCATTTATTATATCATCTATTGCACGATTAACATAATCTTTTACTGCAGTTTGAATTCCTCTTGAACTAGAAAAGTTAGAAGATGTCAACTCTACTTCATTTAAATCTCTAAGCACATTATTTATTAGTACTAAGTAACTACTTGCCATATTTTTTCCGAGATTTCTTTTTTAATTTTAATTTGGTTTTTTCTTCTTCAAGTTTTTCTTGCAATCTTTGATGCTTTAGTTTTTCTTGAAGTCGTTTTGTTTCTAGGTAGTTGTCACGAATACGTTGTATTCTTTGAGGACTTTTTAAACGTTTGTTTAAGTCTTCTATTTGTTCTTGTGTGAGAAGTCTAAAAGGTTTAGTATCTGTACGTAATAGTATTCTTAAATTTTTTTTTTAATTTAATTATTCTATAGTTAACCACTATGAAGCTTTCTTTTCAACGTCTACTTCTTTTACAACATTTTGCATCATTTCGTTAATAACTTTTAATTTTTCATTTGCAGTTATTATTTCATTTAACGCTGTGTCAATCATGTTTAGTGCTGCATGATTGTTATTTAATATGTTTTGGGCATTTTCAATTTGTAGTTGATACTGGAAAGCTAATGCTTGTGCGGCTAATTTTTTCATAAGTACTCCTTTTTAGGATTATACAGATAGACTGCCTATATGTCAATCTATTTATGATTTATGTATACAAAAGCTAACAATGCACAAAACCCAACAACCATGAGAAAAACTATAGAGTATGTAAGATACTCCATGATTTCTTCTCTACGTTTCTCTGCCATCTTTTCTGCGTAACGTCTAGACTTACGTGCTTCACCTTGAAAGGCTTGCCAATCTTGCCACAATCCCGGTCTACCTAGATATATCATAATTTTCTTGAGTTCATCTTCTTTTTCTTTTATTTGCTCAAGAGCCATAAACTCTTCTAGATCACCACTTGCACCCTTTTTGTTATTTGCTTTTTTTTCAATTTGTTCTTTTGCAAATACAAAATCACTAATCTGTTTAGCACAACCTGAAAGTTCTTTTCCGTTGGATACAAAACTTTTGATCACCGAAAAAGCAGCGTTTGCCGCAGCAAGTTCTGCTAACATGGTACTCTCCCTACCTGTTTACTGGCTTACAATAAGCCGTTATTTTTCTATTGCCATCCTTATATGGTATTATTGGTTGTTTGGTTAAACGTTCTGCAAAGTAAAGACACGTGTCAATGTTATCAAACTTCTGTGTTTGGTTTATCACTCTCGTGTCGATCATGAAGATCAGTAGAAACTCTATCATTGTGATGACAATCGCATGAACATTCCTCGCAATCGCACTCGTAACATTCGCAAGTCTCGCATCGTTTTTTACCTGTCATAGAACTCATACCCCAATTTCATCATTTCGGCTAGACCATTACTACGCCTGCCAACCTGCGTTGCCCAACGTGAATCCATCATCTGATCACTTGCTTCGTAGAAATCACCCACCTCTATAGCTCCCCACATCTTAACAAATTTCATAAGACGAGGAACACCCATATTAAATCCCATATCTACAAGGCACATCTGTCGCACAGAATCAAGCTGATTTACAACAGGTTTTCTTTCGAGTAATTCTTTTTCTACATTGCTTATATCATTTCGACATAGATAATATGCTTCTTCTTGTGTAAGACCCTGTTCAAGTATTTGTTCAAGTGTCTTACCTATATAGTCTAACTCAACATCTGTGATGCCACCATCTTCCAAGTTCCTGCCTATGCCTATTGTGCTTATGCCCAAACTGTCTTTGTAAGGTTCAAGAACCATCCCCTCGTGCTTGGCAACCATTTTTACAAATTCATCTGCGTCATACTTCATGCTTTTTTCCTTGTAGTTTTTCTTCGTCTACCTGATGCAGTAACTGACCACTTAACTGCTTTAGGTCCTGTTTTCTTTTTGGCTTCAGCTTTAGTTATTTTGCCTGCAACTTTTTTTGGTCTACATGCAGGATATGGGCGTGTTTTCTTTTCTTTGCCAGATCGACCACATTTCTTGCCTGTCTTTACATCACGCCAATCTTCTTTAAACCATTTAGTTAAGCCACCACTGGTTTTACCCATTATGCGTATCCACCACCACGTTTCTTATAGGTACGCACAAGCCATGCGTTTGCATATGCACTAGGATAGACCTTGAACTTACGTTTTGCTTCGGATTTTACTGAAGCGTATAACTTTGGATTAGATGGCTTAGAGCCACTCTTTTTAGCTTTCTTTTTGGCTGCCATGTTATTTTCCTTTTTTTAACATTTTTGCTGCTTGACCTACACCTTTGATTCCAAACGATGCAGAAATTGCTATATATAATAGGTACTGATACCATTCAGGCAAAGTTGCTAGTATCTCAAATCCTTCCTTTACATAATCTCTCATTCCGGGAATGAACACAAGTATGGCAGGAGCAAGTAGCACAACTAACGCAAACTCGTCTTTCCAAGAATCCACTGTAGCATCAGCCATCTTGCCTTCCCATGCGACCTGACCTGTTGCAACCTTCTCTGCAACAGTAGCACGAGCTTTAGCTTCTGCAACTTTAGCCTGTCCGTCTGCCTTTGTCTTTGCAAGTTTGTTTTCAAACCAAGTGCCTGCTAGACTACTAAGAGGTCCTATAAGAGCCGATAACACTAGATTCTCCCTTGAGACTTGTGTAGTTGTTTTACATATTGTCTGTAAAACTTGTTGCTTATTTTGTTCAATACTTTGAACATAGTAAAATTAATTGAAGCTAACATTTATTTTCCTAAGTTTTTATTTTTTTCTTTTTGTTATTTAAACTTGGCACTCTGTACAATGCGTCTGATCCACCTTCATTACCTGCAGGAGATTTAAATTTAAGAGGTGGTTTAGTTTTCTTTTTATCTCCGTAGTCTATAAATGGATTTAGCCTAGACCTCGTACCCCTTTTGTCTTTACCACTAAGAGGTAAATTCTTTTTAGGCTTTGGTGCTTTAGGTTCAGGGTTGTATACTTTTCCTGTATAATTTTGAGCTTTCTTTTGCTCTGTCATTGCAGGTTTTCTAACTGGATTAGAGTATTTTTTAGTTATACTCTTTGGTCGTGGTTTTGGTTTTGGAACTTTAGTTGCACCAGAGTCAAACTCTACATTACTTTTTGCACCAGACCTTTCTCTCATATACTGTGTCATTTATTTCTCCCTAACACTTCCATCTTCTTCTTGCTTGTCGTAATCTGCTGTTTGGATTTTTAGCAGCTTTGGGAAACTTCTTCATTTGACCTGCCGATCTAGCACAAAAGGATTTACGTCTTTTTGCATCCTTACTTCCGGGTTTGACTTTGCCTGTTACAGCAGTCTTGAGCTTACTTCCGGGATTCTCTTTACGGTACTTCTTCACACCTTTTTTAGTCATCCCTGCTCCAGACTTAGTGGGTCGCTTGTCACCACTCTTAATGCTGTATCCTTTCATGCTTCCACGTTTTACGGTCATTGACTAAGCCTTTACTAGTTTATAACCCATCTTTTTAGCCGCTGATCTTACAGAAGCTAAAGTCATTTTACCCCCTGCTTTACCACCTTTGGTTTTACCTCCACCAGCCATCATAGTTGGTTTTTTCATACCACCGATAGCTCCACCTTTAGCCATCATTTTTTTGGTCTTGCCACCACCAGCCATGTACTTTTTGGTTTTGCCACCACCAGCCATCATTTTTTTCTTGCCCATCATTCGTCATTCTCCACATATAAATTATTAAAAGTTATTGCAGGATCAAGATAAGTTTCGTGAATCTCTGCGTTATGTATATACTGACTAGGTCTAAAGTCTGGAGGTCCTTCGCCAGTTTCCCAGAGTGCAGGACTTGTTGCCCTTACTCTGTTGTTTGGTAGGGCAACGATGTTACCTGTCCAATCTCCTGCATCTATTAACTGTAGTACATGACTTTGTTTATGTTGTGCAGGATCATCTGCTATATCATGTTCGGTGTAGTCTACAGTAAACAGATATTGTCCTTTATGAAACTCTCCGTCTATTTTGCAAATCCACGGGGAGGAACTAACTCTATCTAATTTCATTACCGAATGGTGATGTGAACTGCAATCCCACGGCTGGGTCAAATGCGTTGGCATCTTTTGCGGCCACTCTTCGTATGGTATATCAGCAACAAGTGCTGTTATTGGCATCCTTGCCCACATTGCACCACCATGTACGTTTTGTTCGTTTTCGTCATCATCACTTTCACATCCTGTAAATACAACTTGAAAGCTAAGACATCTGTCTGGCACTGTGTTCACAGCTATTGCTAGTGCGTGTAAATATTCACCGTGATACATTTGGTGGTTGTGTGTAAATTCTTTTCGTACCCAACACTTAAAGTGTGGTATGTTACTTATTAAATATGACATTTGTATACTCCCTGTATTTCCCTGCTAAGTTGGCAAAAGGCTAACACGGAAAGTAAAATTTGTCAAGAGGGCAAGTTGCCCTGCCCTCTCGAAGTTAGTTACTAGACACCTGTCTGAACAGCAGCAGTCTGAACCATTGCAGTTGGATCACCAATGTCGGCAATCAAAGCAATAACTCTGAAACGTACTACAGCAGAATCTGCACCCAAGATTTTAACTTGGATAGCATCAGTAGCTATAACAGTGTTGATACCTGCAGCTGTAGGGTGAAAGTTGTAGATGGCATCAGCATTTCCATCAACGCCATCACAGAAAGCGTCAATGTCAGTACTAATTCCAACATCAAAAGTCACACTAGAACCACCAGCTTCAAGAACGTCAAGACAACCACCAAGAACGATGGAGTTGTCAGGAAGATCAATCACCTTGATGACATCGTTAGCTGTAAGGTTATTATCAGCAGCATCAAATATTTTTGACTGCATAATGTAAGGTCTAATTGCGTGAGCAGTGTGACCTACAGTTCCCCCACCAGTTATGGTGTGATCAAAAGTAGCCATT